TGACACGATGGACGCGGCGACCAAGCAGGAAGACCGGGTGCGCGCCTTCTGCGAATCGGATGTCACGATCCTCTATCAGCCGATCAGCGACGAGGCAGTAGCGAACGTCAGGGCGATGCAGTCGTTCATCCCGTCCAAGCGCGACGAGGGCTGGAAGTGGCCGCCGAGCATCGTCATTGAGACCGACGACAATCTCTTCAACGTCTCGCCCCTGAACCAGGCCTACAGGGGACTAGGCACGCGCGACCTCGAGGGCAACGAAGTACCTATCGGGCACGAGATTGGGATCGTCTCCAACGGCGATAAGAAGATCCTGTGGCGGGATGGCCACAAGGGATTCAACATCGGCAAGAACCGCCACACGCTCAGCACCTACCGCAACCTGCTGAGCATGGCTGATGCGGTGTGCTGCTCGACCCAGCCGGTCGCTGATGCCGTGCTCAAGGAGACGACGCCGCGCAGGATCCAGGTCTTCCCGAACATGGTGCGGCTCGACCACTATGAACAGGTCGATCTGGCGGACGACCCCTACACTATCAAGATCCTCTGGCAGGGCGGTATCGCCCACTACGAGGACTGGTTCCCGCTCAGGCAGGCCTTGGGGAACATCACGAAGCAGTACCCTGAGGTTCACTGGATCATCTGGGGCGCCCAGTTCCCATGGGTACAGGAGACCATCCCGCCGCACCGCTTCACATTCAAGTCCTGGTGCGACTACCGGGAGTACAAGCTGCGGCTGGCCATGATTGGCCACGACATCAGCCTGGCGCCGCTTTCGAGCCACGTCTTCAACGATTGCAGGAGTGCCATCAAGTTCTACGAAGCGTCGGTCCTGAAGAAGCCGGCGGCAACCCTGGCGCAGAACACGGCAGCCTACAAGCGAGAGATCATCGACGGGGAAACAGCACTCCTGTTCAACGACCCCAAGGACTTCGAGGAGAAGCTGTCGCTGCTGATCGAGGACACGAAGGAGCGCAAGCGCTTGGCCGCGAACGCCAAGGATTGGGTCTCAGAGAACCGGGACGCGCGCAAGATGGTTCCCGAGATCGTTGCCTTCTGGCAGTCGCTGAGAGAAGATAGGAAGCGTGAGCAGCCGCACGTCTCGGATGAGCACTGGAAAGAGATAGAGGAACAGGCGGCTAGGGAGGCCGCGGAGCAGGAGGGCACGGATGCCACTCTTCAACCCGTCGACGCTTCCGTGGGTTAGCGCGGTCCAGCAGATCGCCGATTCGGCCGGTGCTTCGGCCGACTCGGAGATGACGACTCGAGCGCACAACTCCCTCCGCGCAGCGTTCCAGTGGTTTCAAGGAAAGGCCGGAGGCCAGGGCTGGAACTTCCTCCGCGCTGAGTCGACCCCCCTCGCAGTCGTAGCGCCGTTCGGCGTCACGGGCGTCAGCGCATCGGCGGGGCAGACGTCTGCGGCGGCTCCGGCCGGGCACGGTTTCGTAGTCGACGATCTGCTATCGGGCGATGGTTTCGTGCGCGGCACGCGCGTCACGGCCACAGCCGCGGGCGGGTTAGGATTCACCGCTGCGCTGACCGGTCTTGCGGCCGGGGTCAACGTCATCACAGCCACGGGAACCAGGGATCTCTACGACCTGCCCTCGGACTGGAAGGCTGGCTACACCGTCAGGCTGCTTGGGGCGCAGCGCACGCTCTTCTATGCCGGGCGCAGGGCTTACGACCGGGCGATCTCGGACGAGCTGGCGACGGACAGCGTCTACCGCTACGACTACTTCCACGTTGGCGGCAAGGGCAAGATCAGGCTCCTGAGTCCGCCGGCCTCCTCAGACACGCTTCTCCAGCGCTACTACCGGCGCTTCACGCTGGCATCGGCGTCCGGAGCGACCGGAGCCATCGACTGTCCCGAAGACTACGAGAGCTTCCTTGTCGCCTACGGGAAGTTCCACTTCCTGACCGACAAGGCCGAGGGGAGGAGCAACCAGGCGACCATCTGGTTCTCGCTCGCCCAGGACGGCTTGAAGACGATGTTGGCAGAGAACGTCGTTGTTCCCGACGAAGACTTGGGGTTCATCCCCGGTCACTACTACGGGGATCACTGGTCGCCCAACTCGACCGGCAGCATCCCCTGGGACTACTGACGTGGCGCTCGTAACGGAGCGGCTACATCGTGGGCTGTTCAACCTGATCGATGACGACTTCAAGCCTGAAGGCGCCCTCCACTTCATCAGCAACTGTCAGTACCGTAGAGGTAGTAACGTCCTAGCAAAGGCAGACGGAAGGTCGGCATTCGGCACCGCAAGCGCTGATGGTGCCAGCACCTTCGGACTGCGTGACGCGCGTTTCGACAACGGCAACCACTACCTGATCGCGCACGTGTCGGCGAGCTACTTGACCGCCGCCGTGGGTGCCACAGGAACGGTCGGCATCCTTGCCAGCAATGTCGGCGTCGGCACAGCCCTTGACGTCGCTCACTACCGCAACCGATTCATCCTGTTCAACGGCGCAGCCGCCACGGCGTCAGGGCTTCCGAGCAACCGCGTCCTATACCTGACGGCAACCGCGGTGGCGAACACCCCTAGCCTCAGACAGCACGGGATGTTGCCGACGCCAGGCGCTCCGAATGTCACCGCGAGTGCTACGTCCTTCAGCCAGACCGTCACCGGCTACTACGAATACTGGACGACTGAACTGGCGAAGCTGACGCAGGACGGCACCGAGTTCGTGATGGAGGGCGGGTTCTCGGGGAACCCCAGCACCATCTTTGTGAGTTCCACTGGGATGGCGCCGGTCATCACGCTGCCTACCCTGGCCAACCCCGACGTAACAACGCACTGGCGCATCTACCGCAGCCCCAAGAAGGAGCGACAGTCTGACAAGAAGTTCCCAACGGGGTTCATGATCGCGGAACTAGGGACGGCGACGGCCAATCATGTTGACAGTCTCGCAGTATCCGACACCGGCTTCGTATTCCCGGCTAACGTCAACTCGGGAGCCGAGTTCTACGCCGACTTCGCAAGCGCGTCCTCTGTAACGGCGGATGACGGAGTCTTTGCCCGCGCGACCGCGGCCACACGAGTGGCCAGGAGCCAGGGAGTCTACGGCTTCAACTTCGGCGGGTTCGCTGGGGCAGTCAGAGGCATAGAAGTTGAACTTCAGGCCTCCGCCGTCACAAGCCCATGCCTGCTTCAGGTAAGGATCGGCAAGGGCCGCACAGCGAACGGATCGTTCGTACCTGACCTCAGCGCTTTGCCGGCGCCGTTTCGCCAGATTATTGGCGAGAACATCTTGGCCCGGAACACGGTAGTCAAGGGCGCGGCCGTAACTGCTACTGCTGGTGCCGGGCAGGTCATCACACTCGGCGGATCCTCAGACCGCTGGTTTGCCTCCAACTATTCAGGGCTGGTGGATACGGACTTCTCCGGCAACTTCATGATCGTAGTCACGCCGATCCAGACTAACGCGGCTCTGGACTTCGCTATCGACTACGTCAAGGCGAAGGTCTACTACGGCGGCAGCGTGGACTCGTCTGTGCCGTTCCCAACGGTGGCCTACACCTTCGGGGACATAACCGCGCAGGTCTCCAAGAATGGCCCGCCGCCCAGCTCGAGCACCGGCGACATCTACGAGGATACGCTGGTCGTCAACGACATCCAGAATCCCGGCCTGATCAGATACTCCTACCCTGGCGATCCGGAGGCCTTCCCCGGCACCTACTACCTCGACTTCGAGACCAGGGAGAATGACCGAGTCACCAACATCAAGACGGTCAACAACCGGCTGGTAGTGCTGTTGGAGAACGCCGTCTACCGGGTGAACTATTTGCCTAGCGAGCGGGACGCCTCATTCGACCGGGGCAAGGCGATAGAGGTCGTCTCATCTAGCGACGGGTGTTTGAACGAGATGTGCGCCTGTACCTTCACACCGCCCGGGGGTGGCCAACTGCTTGCGTTTGCCGGCGCCCACGGGATTTATGTCACCGATGGGTTTAGTCTCGATCAATGGACCGACCGCACAAACTGGCGCCATCGAGGCTCTGGCGGAGCCACTGTTAGTTGGATCGTTGGTGCCGACTCGGTCACGAGCAGCGGAGTAGCCCTGGTAGATGATCCGGAACTCCAGCGGCTAATCTTCCTCTACCGCAACGACGGCATGTTGGCCAACGAAACATACAAAGCCCTCTACCTCCAGTATGCGACCATGTTTGAGGGTCGGCCGGTGATCTCAGGCAAGACAAACATGAGGAACTATCATGCAGCGTCAACCGGCCGGGCGGAGCCCCTGAGCATCTGGCCAGTGAAGCGCTCAAGCGGCTACGTTGATACGTACATTGGCTACGGGGGCAGCTCGAGTGCCGCAGGAGCTGGCGCCGTATACCGAGAAAACGCGACGATAACCGCGCTGCCAGCACAAGAC